TGGTCATCACGATACCGTTTAACAATCTTGTCGGCTCTACCTTCCCATTCCTTGAATGTACGCTCGTACTGGGCAATGCAGTTATACCAATCTTGGTATGTGTGATCCATATAAATCCTTAAGTAAAGTTACCTACAGCCAATACAGTTGCACCAGCACCAGTAGTAATTTTCCATGCACCGTTTACTGATACAGCGTTGATTTCAATAGAATAAACGCCTAAAGGTAGGCTTGCTGGCAATAATGGATAAGATGTTGCACCATCTAAAAGTGATACTGTACCTGTAAGAGAAATGCTTACAGTAACGATTAAACGCATTAAAGTATCACCAGCCGCCCCTGTAACGCCTAAAACTTGGGCAGTTTGTGATGCGGCAACGGTTTCGTAGAATGTTCCAAATGGTTGATTAACGCCTGACATAATTAAATCCTTTTAATAGTTTGTTTGGGGGTTTGTTTCCATAATTCATCTAGGCTTACATCAGTTTGCCCAACATGAAGTCCTTTAACTCTTGTATCTTTAAGGATAGGGCTATCCTCATCTTTCCATACAATTGAGAGATAGCGGAACGCATCGGCAGAGTGGCTTGTCCAATCATGTTTTGGGCGATCCCTAAATACTTTTTTATCATCATCCCACTCTCGTTGATATTGTCGTAAACATTCAATGCCTTCTTCGCATCTATTATCAAACCAACAGCGTGTTAATGCAAGTCGTGTTGCTTGAATTCCGTCTTGTAATGACAGATTTGGTACGATTTTTAGATGTTTTATGTCAATTTTTGCAGAAAATTGTTCAATTATGCTCTTACCACCACTTGCCATTGTTTTTGCTCTAGCGTCATGCGGCAGGTAATGATAGCCATATTTGTACCCAAATTCATCTTCTTTTTGTTGCAAAAGCATGGTGTAAAACGGCACGGCTTGACCGTTACTTGAGTGGTGATCTAGTACCCGTATCTCCCCATAGACCACCTGAAACCACCAAATGCTAGTGGAATCATTGAAACCCAAATCCCATGCAGTATGGCAAGGAAACATAGGGTCATAGTCAACAGTAGTAATCCGTTCCATATCCGTGATCCTACGCATTTCTTGACCATAAAACGCTCCTAATATAGCTGCTTCAAATGAACACAGGAATTCTTGCTCATACTGATTGGCTGACATAGATTGCTGGGCATCTAATAATTCAGATTCAGCGATTAAACCTGATTGATCTGCCCTGAGCATTTTTGTATACCAACCATCGTTATTTTGGGCATTTTTGTATATTTCATAAAAGCTGTTATGGCCTTTAGGAGTTCCAATAAATACAGCCCAAGTCTGATGACCATTTAATCCATTACGGTCTGTAAGCAAAGGTCTAATGATTTCACCCCATACACGGGGCTTCATATCACTATATTCGTCAAGTACGATTCCGTCACAATAATTTCCTCTCAAAGCGTCAGGAGCATCAGCCCCAAACAAACGAATCCTTGAGCCATTGTGCAGTTCTACCCATAATTCTGATTGATTAGCCTTAACCATAGCTGGTGCTGCAAAGCGGCATAAATAGTCCCATGCTACGCTTTTGGCTTGCGAATAAAACGGACACATATAAAAATAGCGACCATTGGGCTTGTTTTCTTTGATAGCCCTTTTAATCAGGTCATTAATACTGGCTACGGTCTTACCAGCCCTTCGGTGACATACTAAGACTGCCCAGCGTTGTTTTCGCTTGTGAAAGTCTTTAAAAGCATCCCTAACCTTATATTTAAACTCATGGACTACTTCAGTCATCTTGCCATTTGTATATATGGGTGATGGTTGCGGTGCTATCTTGCACTTGATCTACACGGGATAGCTTAGGAACATGGTATTCAGCGACTTGCATGAAGCAATCAAACGCCACTTTTGGCCCTAATTTTTCATTCATAGCGATCTCGTCAAGCCATTGTTGCAATTTATCAGCGTTACCATCCACAAACTTGGCAATCGCTTCTCTAGCAAGGGCTGTTGACTTATTAGGGCTACCAGCAGGTCTGCCAGCACCTTTAATATTTTTTAATTGTTTATTACTCATACCTTACCCAAGTGGTTGATTAAGATAAGTTAATTCTACCCTATTCTTTGGGTAATGGGTAACGCAATTCACCAAATCCTATGAAAGGGCTTTGACCTTGTGATTGTCTGTAGTTAGCCCATTGTTCTGCTTTACGGTACATATCATCAGTAGGTTGTTGATTAGCAAGCAAAGCATTGATGTCTTGGCGGCTCATAGCAGGATTGATTAAAGGGTATTGCATCCCATTGCTATCGGCAGAAATTTCAGTTGATACGCCACCAGCTTGATTCGGCAAATAACCATAAAAGCCTTTGCCTTTAGGTAACGATACTTGTTCTACGCTTTCAATATGGCGAAAACCGTGCGGTGCAATGCCACGCAGAGCATTTGCAACGGCTAACGGGTCAAGTTTGCCATATTCAGACATTACTTAACTTCTTTATCCAAATCTTTGAGTTTATTGGCAATTAGCTTTCTACGGTCTAAACGCTGTTGTTGGTTCTTTTCTAGCGTAGATTGTTTATGCTCACGCAATAAAGCGTTACCTTTAGGGTATTTGTGATCCATGTGTTTCATTACATATCCTTCATCTTTTGACGAATCATATCTTTTCTGCTTTGTGGCTTGGCAGTCTTGGCAGATTCTTTAAAATCTTTAGCAGTTGGGGCGTTCTTGCTACCAACCTTGTTCATGTGTTCACCCGAACCGTTCTTGATCCGTTCCTGTTTACGGTGAATATTTGCATAAAGTCCGTTTTTCATTAACATTTCCACCTTGCTCTTGCTGCTTTGCCCCGTTCCCCTGTCCAGCCTTGTGACCTTGCACAGAAACTATCGTGCCGTGATCCACTAGATTGAGGTGCTTGTAAATGTGATCCGTTCTTGGCGTTGTATTCCGCCCTGCCTTTAGCTGTCATCCCTGCACCTTGATCGGCTGGCAGGTAGTTCTTACCCTTACCAACCGTAGTCTTAGGAATAGGCTTATCGTGCTTTTCTACTGCTGCACGAATGGCATCTTTGCGATTCATTATTCAGCTTCACGCTTACCTAGAAAACGACCATAGGCTTCTTCTAGTTTGGCTTTACGGCTGCCTTTAGCATTATCACGCTCAACATTGAGGGCAATAGCTACGGCTTGCTTTTTAGGGCGGCCAGCCTTCATTTCAGCTTTAATGTTTTTACCAACGGATGCTTCTGTGCCTGATTTATCGAGTGGCATGATTAACCTTTAAATTTAAGTAAGTAGATAGTGGTGTCAATTTCTTGGGCGATATTGTCAATTAATTGCACAATTTCTGATTCCTGTGGCAAGTCTTGACGAGCATCTTTTACAAACGCTTGTAAAGATTGCATATAAGCCAATGGTTCTTTTGGCTGATGGTAAGTTGCAGGAAACTGGGTGATTTGACCATAACAACCGAAATACGCTTCGGCAAGCTGATCGGTCAGATCAATAATGTTTTCGTAGAACTTGCCGAGCGTCTTGTGTTTAGCGTAAGACTTGGTTGCCCAATGGAAAAAATGGGCATTTGTACCCGAATGTAGCAAAGTTGCTAAAAACAACGCCATTGACTTTTCCATAATCTCACCTAAATGTTGGGCCATAAGCCCATGAAACTGCTGAATAACGAATCCCATCCGTTACAGGTAACACTCGATGCTGTAAAAATGATGGAAAAACCACTATATCTCCCTGATATTTTAATACATTTTCATCTTTATTTGATTCTATTTCAAGTCCACCGCCCTCAAATTCATCGTTTAACAATATGCTGATAGACAGTTTGCGTTGTTCAAAGTTTTCAGGTGGTTTGGAATCCATGTGCCATTTATAGTGACCATCTATCCCATATTGGGACATTTGCACCTTTTCTATTCTGCGAATGTCGTAGTTCCAATTTTTATTGGCATCAAGAATGTAGGATTGAATTACGCATCCAATCGGTGATAGCAATTCTTCCCAGTAAATATCAGTAATTCTTGCGGCTGGGTCTATTTGGCAATTGACTATACGGTTTACTTTGGCGGTTTCTACATTGTTCCAATCTATTGATTTAATTACATATTCGCAAAAATCTTTAGATAATGCTTTTTCGTAGCGTTCAAAGTATTTATTTAACACGCTGAATAACCCCTAATGCTCTGATTGCGGCTTCTACGCTATCTACCCGACTAATTGCACCGCCTTTCCATTTGCCCATAAAATCTATTTGGTCAGGGGTGAACTTAGCTTTGCTATCTTTTTTTATTTCCATAAGCAATGTTTCACCTGCATAGCCTACAAGAAGATCAGGGCATCCATGTTTCATTGCGGCAAGTGATACAACAGTAGCACCAACTTCTTTTAATGCCGCCACAATTTCTTTATGGTTACTATCAATTCGTGCGTATGTCATTGATTTTCAATTAAAATAGATTAGTATTGGCTAACTTTACCATTATAAAGGTTATGTATGGGCGGCTATTGGCTTACTGATGAGCAATTCATAGAAGAATGGAACAAAATTGGTTCTCCGCTTTCATTTGCCAAAATTCATTCAATGTCTGAAAGAGCAGTATATAACCGTAGAAGATCAATAGAAACAAGATTATCAATATCACTTCCTAGTTTTAAAGATGGTAGAGTAAACGATTACAAAAAGACAGAACAAACAGTAGGGAATACCCGTAGGGGTATGGATATAGAAAAAGGTCGTGTCATTGTATTTTCTGACGCTCACTTTTGGCCTGACCAAACAACTACCGCTTTTAAAGCGTTGTTGGAAATGGTTAAAGAATTCAAGCCTACTGCTATAGTCTGTAACGGTGATGCCTTAGACGGTGCTTCTATCAGTCGATTTCCCCGTCAGGATTGGGAAAAGATACCGTCAGTAAAAGAAGAACTTGAAGCCTGTCAATATTTTTTAGGTGAAATTGAAGCCTTAGCCAAAGGTGCTAAGTTGTATTGGCCGCTCGGAAATCACGATGCTAGGCTTGAAATGCGAATCATAGAAAACTTGCCAGCGTTTGAAGGTGTCAGAGGTACAACTTTAAAAGAATACTTCCCTGCGTGGTTACCTTGCTGGTCATTTTGGGTCAATGAAGATACTTGTATTAAGCATAGATGGAAGGGCGGCTTTAGTGCTGGTCGTGCCAATGCACTTAATTCAGGGGTTAATATGATTACAGGACATACCCACCATTTATCTTGTATGCCAGTAAATGACTATAACGGTGTACGCTGGGGTGTTCAAACTGGAACTTTAGCCGATACGCACGGTCAACAATTTGCTTACACAGAAGATACCCCAAAAGATTGGAATAGTGGCTTTGTAATGCTTTCTTTTGAAAGAAGCCGTCTTTTACAGCCTGAAATGATTAGAGTTTGGGGTGAAGATGAGGTCGAATTTCGTGGGAAAATACACGGTGTATGAAGCTAAATTCTGAAGTCGCTCGTAATGCGTATGCCAGCTTAAGCTGCTTATACCCATTTACTAAATGGAAAATGCCCCTGCCTGAAGAAGTAGAGTTTTTAATCGTTCCTGATAAAGATACTATGGGAACTTATACATACGATACAGGGGGTGACTATGAACACACTATTACGATTTCTTCTGCTCGCTGTGGGCATTATTACACTATGCTCACAACTTTGGCACATGAGATGGTTCACATGAGTTTTCACCGTTTAAAGGGTGATAAGTGGTTACATCATTCCGCAGAATTTCGTAGGCGGTGCAAGATAGTAGCCTTTGAAATGGGCTTTGACGGTCTAGAACTGTAACTTTCCCAATCGGGAAATTTTGTTTAAAAAATTAGCAAATATCAAACATTATTCCCGTTCGGGAAACTTTTTTGTAACCTATAAGTAACATCTAGGTTACTAAATGCTACCTATAGGTTGCAAAAGGTTACTTTTGTAAACTTTTAAAAACTTTTTGTAAAGTTTTTCAAGTTAGTCATAAAGCATTTAAACCAATAGTCATACGCTTGTTGCGTACGCTCAATTACTTCTTCGTATTTTTTAAATTGTTCTTCAAATGTGTACATAGCAATCTCCTATAAGTTATGTTGCATTGCACCATTTTACATTATTTTGCCAATATGTATAGCCCGACATTAGAAAAAGCATACCCTGTATATACAACTGCCATAGGCAAATTGCCTTTAAAGCCCTGTTCTATACCGATATAGGCATAAATTAGACCTGTGACAATGATTAGCCAGCTACTCACCTATGAGCCTTTTCGTTTGCTCAAGGAGTTCTTCTTCCGTGATTTGGTACACGATTTCGAATTGCTTGCGGCCCATTCCGTGAATACTGGTATTTGATCCTCTATGGTGGTACGGACATAAGGGGATAACAGGGGCATTACTTCTTTTGCTAGTTCGTCTAATGTGATGCAGTTCGGCTGGAGTTCCCTCATTGCCTTGATGCCTACATAGTGAGCATCCCAATTCACTAATTTTGCGATACCTTTCTTTCTCAACTTTAGTGACCATTAATGTAATCGACTGTCATCTGTTCTAATTTGTCGCTAGATTCTGAAATATCTACAACGATTTCAAGCATTTGCGTAAAGTCTTTGCGGTTCAGGGCATCTTCGTACATCTTGCAAAGCAATTTAAGGATTAAAAATTCTTCTGTGAGTTTTAGCATTATTTCAATATCCGATCTTGTGTACGGTTAGATACTTCTAGTGTTTGCCATGTAGCGTGTCTAAGTCTAGCGGCTTCTAATTCCCATTTTAATCTTTCTGCGTTTTCTGTAGCCTGACCAATCGCCTTACAAAGATTCTGATAATCTTCGCTTCGATACGCTTCACGCTCCTGTGCTCCGAGAGATTGTTCGCTAGTTTCAGCCATTTTGATGGCCTTTAGCGAACTCTTATACGCTTCAAGTTGTGCCAGTTCACCCTTTGCTTGGGCATATTTACCTGCATTTTCTAATATAAAGTCTATACATTTATTGGGGTCTATCTCTCTCATTTTCCTAATCTTTTCTTTATCAATATTTTTATATTTTCTTCATCATCGGGGTATTGTTTTAACAACCTAACTACTTCATCCCACCCTCGTCTTTTGGCTACCCCAATATACCAATTGACAAGATATTCATATTTCGAGTGTCCACCTGATTTTGTCTGCTTTGCTTTGTAAGGCGTTTCTTGTTCTTTTTTCATTTGACCAATCTTGAAATTTGCTTACAAAATCTAATTTCCAGTTAGCCGCTTTATAAATTGTGCCTGTATGAACTTCTGTATCTTGATAAGAAACTAGCTTGGTAACATCAGGAAATCGTTTTTTGATGTCCTTAACCATTTTAGAAATCATCCAAGTGGCAGTAAATTTAGGGGCATCAGGAGCAACAGCTAACCGCCTTAATTCTAACCAAATTTGGTCTTTAGCCATACGATTGCCAGCAACGGGGTCTGTCCACATAGCTACGGCAAAACAATGATCTTGATATTCAGCACCATAAAATACTTTGTGGGCGTTCCTGACCATGTTTGAATGGCTTGTAATAGGCAATCGGCTATGCCAATCCATATTTTTATCCATTGCGTAATTTAATCCAACTTCACGCAAATTCATAAATGTTGGTGATGCAGGAGCAATACGCTCTTGCATAAACAAATCCATCATAGTTGTTCTTCGAGTTGCTTGATTCTTTGCGATATTCTTGCCCGTAGCTGTTGCCAGCCTTCCCCTGCGTATGGCGTGATTCCAACTTCTTGTGCTTTCTTTAAAGTCAATTCTTCTGTAGCGTAAAAAGGTAATTCAGGCTTTTTGTTCTGTATTGGTTCAATGTCAAGTTCATCTTCGTAGCGACCAGCCCGTAACCAGCTTGCAGGGTATGGAATGTAATCTTTAGCGGTTTCCTTGATCTTCCAATACTTAAGATGCTGTGGCAGGGCTTCTATGGCTTTTTCTTGTTCATCGGTAGTCATAGACTTCCAAGCCTTTTCAGCGTCTTTACGAGCCATTTTACGGGGATATAAGCCATAAAATACAGCAAAGGTCATTGTAGTTTTCCGTAGATTTTTAAAGTCAATTTTAAAATGTATTGAATGTCGTTTAAAGATAACTGACCAAGCAACTGCAATATCTTCATTACAGCGATGTCGTTATCTAACGGCTGGGGTTTAATTAAGGTTTCTATCATGCTCTAATTCCATAATTTGTTCCCGTAAAGCCGCACATTCAGCTTCAAGGTTTTTGTTTTGTCTTTCTAACTTTGCTACTCTTACGCTTATTTGATGCAAGATTTCCTGTAAATAAGGGTGCATGATTTTCCTTTATTAAGTTTTTAGCTTTTTGGATGAGGA